AATGTAGCAGGAAGATATGAGATTGATGGTAAGAAAATTTATGCTAAGGAGATTCTTAAAACCCCTGAGAAGTATTTCACCGAAGAAGTAATGCAAAAACTTGATGAGATTGCCCGTCAGGAGTTTAGTTATGGGTCATGATCAGAGTTTTAAAAACCAAAATTAATGTTACTAAGGTCATTGAGCAATTAAAAAAATATCCTCAAGACTGGAACCATCAAAAGCATCTGAAAAATTCTCATTCTCTTGTTGATAGAGGATTTATAGATTTGCCAACGAGTGCATTACAACTTATAATAGGTGCAGTTAAGAAGAAAGAAGACTTTGTTGGAGATTCTGAAATCAATGTGAAAACTCCTGCATATGAACATCATAACGAAATACGAAAAATTATTCGTAAAGAGATTGGAAATAAAGAACTACAACGTTGCGGATTCTTGTCTTTACCAATTGATGAGATTGTAGGAGCGCATATTGATGAAGGAACTTACTACTTAACAAGAGACAGATATCATCTTTCAATATCAGGAAGATATCAATATTTTTGTGGAACTGATACTGTAATTGTTGAACCAGGAACTCTTCTTTGGTTTAATAACAAATTGCCACACGGAACTGTAAATATTGCCGATGAAACAAGAATAACATTTGTATTTGATATTTTACATTCTCCAGATAATCCTCATCATAAACTAATTTAATGGAAAAAATTGAGTTCTTAATTTTAAGAAACCTACTTTACAATGAAGAATACATGAGAAAAGTATTACCTTTTATCAAAGCTGAATATTTTGAAGACTCAAATCAAAAGATTATATTTGAAGAAATATATTCATTCATCACAGAGTATAATAAACTTGCCACAAAGGAAGTTCTTTACATTGAACTGGGGAAAAGGAATGATTTAAATGAAGAGACCTTTAAGGAAACTTCAAAGATTGTTTCTTGTCTTGATGATGTTCCTGTAGAAAAGGATTGGGTTGTTGATACCACAGAAAAATGGTGTCGTGATAGAGCAATCTATCTTGCACTTGTAGAATCTATTCATATTGCTGATGGTGACGACAAGAAAAATCGTGATTCAATTCCCTCAATTCTTTCTGATGCTCTTGCAGTAAGTTTTGATAATCACGTTGGTCACGATTACCTACAAGACTATGAAGAACGATATGAATCTTATCACCGAAAGGAAGAGAAGATTGAGTTTGACTTAGAATACTTTAATAAAATAACTAAAGGTGGATTACCCAACAAGACTCTTAATATCGCTCTTGCTGGCACAGGTGTTGGTAAATCTTTGTTTATGTGTCATGTGGCATCTTCTGTTCTTCTTCAGGGTAAGAATGTTCTCTACATCACTCTTGAAATGGCAGAGGAACGAATTGCTGAAAGAATTGATGCTAACCTTCTAAATGTTCCCATTCAAGATATTGTAGAACTTTCTAAGAACATATTTGAAACTAAGATTAATAATATTGCTAAGAAAACTCAAGGAACTTTAATCATTAAAGAGTATCCTACTGCTTCTGCTCACTCGGGACATTTTAAAGGATTGATTACTGAACTTGCACTTAAGAAATCTTTTAAACCTGATATTATCTTTATTGATTACTTGAACATTTGTGCTTCTTCAAGATTTAAAGGTGGAAGTAATATTAACTCTTATACACTTGTTAAGTCTATTGCAGAAGAACTTCGTGGTCTTGCTGTAGAGTTTAATGTTCCCATTATGAGTGCGACACAAACTACAAGAAGTGGTTTTGGTTCATCAGATGTATCACTAACTGATACTTCAGAATCCTTTGGTCTTCCTGCAACTGCTGACTTAATGTTTGCTTTGATTTCTACAGAGGAACTTGAGGAACTCGGACAGATACTTGTGAAGCAACTGAAAAACCGATACAATGACCCGACCATTTATAAAAGATTTGTGGTTGGTATTGATCGTGCCAAGATGAGACTTTATGATGTAGAGCAAAGTGCTCAAAACGACATACTTGACAACGGTAAAGAAGAAGAGTATGATTATGAAGAGAGAAAACCCAAGAAATCTTTTGATGGATTTAAATTCTAATATGACAAAAGTTATTGATACAAACAAATACATTGAGTTTGTGCGACAAACTACAAGTCCTGCAAGTAGTGATTTTGCAGCACTTCTTGCACGATTAACTGAACTTGAGGTTACAGATGATGCAGATGTTCCTCGTCTTATGACTGCTGCTTTTGGTATCAGTGCAGAAGCAGGAGAGTTTACTGAAATTATCAAAAAAATCTTCTTGCAAGGTAAACCTTATAATGAAGATAATGTCTTTCACCTAAAACGTGAACTGGGTGATATCTGTTGGTATATTGCACAAGCATGTATGGCTCTTGATACTACTTTTGAAGAGGTACTGCAAATGAACTATGAGAAATTGAGTGCTCGTTATCCAGAAGGAACTTTCTCTGTTTATAAATCAGAAAACCGAAAAGATAATGATGTGTAATTTAATCCTCCTTCGGGGGGATTTTTTTTTTATAAATAATTGAAAAGTATTGATAAAAATGGATTCTAAAGAACTGCATAATCTCCACGAAGCATATTTGGATGTTTATGAACTTGATGAAGTCTCTCAGCAACTTAAAACTAGAGCATTTAAGAATAGAGCAACCAGAGAGTTTGAATCTGATGGAGACAATCCAAAAAATTTCACCAAGAGTGGTGCAAGTAAAGCAGACCAAACTAAAGCAAATATTGTAAAGAAGCACGGTAACGTAGCAGGACAACATGCCGAGAGAGCAGCACATGCCGAAATCTTTGGACGTAAGAGTTCCTCAATGCCTAAGAAGCCTAAGAAACCAGTAAAGGAAGGTTTTGATTTCTACGACATCATTCTCTCACACCTGATTGCTGAAGGTTATGCTGATACTGAACAAGCAGCAGAAGCAATTATAGTGAATATGAGTGAAGAGTGGAGGGAAGAGATTCTTGATGAAGCAATCACCAGTGAAAAAGGTAAGGCAAAAGCAGCAGAAATGATTGCCGCTCGCACCACTGCTTCTGGTAAAGCAAAGCCGGGTAAAGGTGCTAATGTTGCTCAAATCAGACAAATTGGTCGTTCTAATAGAGAAGGACTTGGTGGAACTCCAATGACTCCAACCATGGCTAAAAATCCAGTTAAGAAACAGAACTATGATGGAACTGGAAACAAAGCAGCAAGAAGAGCAGGTACTTATAAAGAATCCTTCAATATCTTTGTAAACTCAATGATTGCTGAAGGTGTTTCTATGGAACGATATACTTGGGAAGAAATCCAAAATGTATTTGATGACCTCTTTGAGGCACAGGTAGCAAATAGAGATCCTGATGAGTATGAGCGTAAAGCAAAACAAGGACAAAGCCGTGAACAACAACTCAAAGGAAGAGTGATGGGAAGAATGAATCAAATGGACCCTGATAAGAAAGCAGCAATGCTCAAGCAAATGAGAGCAGCTGGTCTTGATGTCTGATAAAGATTATTAATTGTTTGTTGATTTAATCCTCCTTCGGGAGGTTTTTTTTATAAATAAATACAAAGTATTGATAAAAATGGATTCTAAAGAACTGCATAATCTCCACGAAGCATATTTGGATGTTTATGCTCCTCAAGAAAATATTGAAGAAGGTCTTCGTTCAGCAGTAAAGAGGCTTCTTGGTGGTGGTAAAAAAGAAGCAGAAGCACCTAAACCAGAAAGTAGAGGTGATCAACTTCGTAAGAAGTATAATGTAGGCCCAGAAAAATCTGATACTTCTGCTAAAAGACAAATTCTTGATAGATCTCGTGCAAGAGCAGAAAAAGATGAAAAAGATTATGGAGATAAACCATTCCAGAAGCAAGTTGCTCAAAAATCTAAAGCAGCACATGATCGTTATTTGAAAGCAGGTTATAGTAAGTATGGTGCAGATGATGCAAGAGGAAGGGGTAGTAAAGCAGCAAAAAGAGCAGCAGCACTTAACAAAGAAGAGTTTGAGATTATTGTAAATGCACTAATTGAAGAGGGTTATGACCTTTCTTCATACACTTGGGATGAAATGTATGAGGTTTGTCTTGATGAAGCAGTAAAAGGTGCTTCACGCCACGATACTGAAATGAGAAAAGCAGCATCTACAGAAAGAAGGGCAGGTGCAAAGAATCGTCTTTCTCCATCAAAAGGAAAAGGTAATGCTGATAAGATGCAAA